TTACGCCATCATCTTATCAAACGCAATACGTAATATCTCGTAGCCATAGATAGCAAAGGATACTATCGATATCGCTATGCCAGCTATTGCCAAAATCCATCCACGCAACTCTTTCCGTTTAAGAGCTATCTGGACTAAAGCTACAATTCCAGATATAACCGATACCGGTAATAAAATTAAGCAAAGGAAAAGTAACATTGAATTAAACGCTTCCAAAGGTGGGCTGTAAATTACCGTCTTTGCTAAAATTACTGACACGATTGCAAGAGGGACTATGGACACACCTGAAAAAAATGATACTTTAGCGGAGCGACAGATTTTTTTGACTTTATTTTGAGCAGTAGCTTCAACCTGTTTTTCAGTTGACTCCTGTCCGACTTCAATAATTTTATCGCTATTGTTAGACACTCTAATTTTCCCAACTCATTTTTCCTGCTCAGATATGTTACTTTATTTGCCTACTCAATGCCAGCCCTTTTCAATATGTTTTTCACCGTTGCGTGATGCCACTTCTGCTTATCGCCACGACAGCTAATACCCTGCTTTTCCAGTTCACGGCATATTTGCCTGTAGCCATATTTGCTCTCAGTCCGCAGTTTCTTAACCAAATTGATTGCTGCCTGTTCCTGCTGATCTTCAATCAGCAGAGCAGGATTATCAGGGTCGGGTATCCAGCCGAACGGTGTTTTATAGCTCATTCGCCTGCCGTTGGCCTGGTGTCGGAGCATAGCAGCTTTGGTTCGAGCTGCAATAGCTTCCCTTTCGTATTCGTCCAGAGACCGCAGGACGTTGCGGATGAGCTTATCTTCGGGCGTATCATTCCAAGTACCCTCGCCGGAAATACTGATTATAGTTGCGCCTCGTTTTTTAACTGCGTGTTCGACAATGTAGCTGTTGTAAACGCTGCGAGCCAGACGGTCGAGCCGGTAAACTATCAGTGTGTATCCGTGTTTGAGAGATTCTATGGCATCCCACAGACCTGGACGGTTAAGGTCTTTGCCTGAAAGCACCTTATCCTGATGTTTGGAAACAACCTCGTAATTGTGCTTCCTGCAATAGTCGGCACACAGGTCAAATTGTGTTTCGTTACTTTCGCTTTTGTCGGCGTTGGGGCGTGGACTAAAGCGGGCGTAGATTACGGCTTTTCTCATTCACCGACTTCCAGTATTGCGATTGGTGAAATTTCAAAGTTGCCATCTTCCGCTGTCTCCAGACCGTAAAACTCCAACACCCGTTTCTGTGCTTCGGCGGTCAAGTCATCGAACATGATTTCCAGGTTATCAGACATCTTATTCCTTCCTGTCGATAAAGACCTCGCTTAATGTAAATTCCTCGATGATTTCGCTGCCGCAGCCCTTGCAGGTGTATATGATTTGTATAGCCTCGCAATCCAAATATCTCCTGTCCACAAATTCCCGCTGGTTGCTGTCAGCGCCGCATTTTGGGCAGGCGGTATCTACAGTGCCAATTAGTTTGTCCCTCAATTTCATAGCATCATCTAAATTGCCAAACTCACCGATTGAGATAGGCTCGCCAATATCCTGATAGTCATCAAGACTTTCGTCCACCTGCTCAATGTGAACCCAGACTTTGTATTTCATAATTCCCACCTTTCGATAGCTTTTATCAGTTCTTGTCTCGTTGTTGTAGCCGGATGGTCTTCGCTGTCCTTGTCAATTTCCAAAAGCTCCATAAGCCCCTCAATATCTACAAGCGCACACTTGGCAGTCTTGAGTAAATCTGTATCAAGCAAGTGTGCAGGCAAAGAACCAATGGTATGATAGGTGATTCGACTTCGTAGCCAGTCCTCAATGGTAGTCTCGCCTACGCCTTTGATTTTCAGCCCAACGCAGCCGCCGCAGTATTCAAACCTGTCGGGGTCATCCGTTTTGTGTTCATCCGGCTCATCACCGTCATCATACCACTGGCTGAAATACTCTCTGGCTATTCGCCAGGCTTCATCAATGTTCTCGGCAGCAAGGATATGATTGTTGCTGTACTCCTGTTCACCGTTATATTCGGTAGCGTGAATTTCAAATAGTTTCATCTGCGTAATCCTCCGTTTCATCTGTCCAGTATTCGCTGTCAAGTGTGTGGCTGTAGCTGAATCTATCTTCCAGACAAACCCCTTCGCCATTTTCTATTTTTCTAACAGCTTCCTCATAATTTTTTGCCTCAACCTTTACAGGCTGAACGTGAACCTCTCTAACACCTACAATAAAAGTTTTAGTCTTCATAGCTTACTCCTACATCCGCAATAAATTGCAGCAGCGCTGACAAATCGTATTCAGCAAAATAAACATCCTTCGTTGCATCTGCTACTGTGCCATCGAGCCATTTTTCAACCGGCAGGGTCGGCAGAGCAGCCTTTAGTCCGCAGGCCATAGCTGCCAGCGTGCGAAGCCGTAAAACCAAGTTGTGCCTGCGCCTGAGTTGGTCAAAATCCTTTTCGTCTTTTGCCTCTGCTTCGATAGCCTCCCGAACCCTTCTGTGCAGATAGGTCTCGTTGCCTTCAAAATCCGTTTCAGCATCCATCTCCTTGATAAATTGCAAGACTTCTTCTAATAGCTCCATAATTAGCCCTCTTTAATCTGCTTGTGGTCTTAATTGTTCCAAAGGTGGAAAATCAGCATCTTCCCTTAATGCGTTGACTTCCTCTAAAGTCATTCGGGTTTCTGTGGTGTAGTAATAAAACCCGCACTCCAAACACTGTCCACTGACCACATCGTATGGTTTATGGTCGCTGTAGCAGCACATTTCAGCGCCGCATTTCGGACACGTACTGCCGTATGAACATCCACTCATAGTTAGTCCCCTTTAATTTCTATGTAAGGTTTTTCTTCCTTATTCTCAAATTCCCATTGGACAGGTTCACCATCGAAGAAACAATCATCCTCAATCGCTTCCAATTCAAATTCGCCCTTCTTACCGTTGTAGTAGAGAAAACAGCCGATACAGAACGCTCGGTCTCTGTGTTTTAGATACTGTTTTCCCATTTCAATAGTCCCTTGCCTTCGCTGCGATTTGTTCTAAAACCTCTCGCTCCTGACCATCAGCAGGCTTGCTTTCAGCTAATTCCTGAATCTCGGCTAAAACATCTTTTAGATACTCGTAGTCCTTTTCACATTGAGCCAGACAGTCCTTTATCCCGACCTCGAATCCACAATCGAGCATAAATCTGACAGGGTCAAAGAACCGGTTTTGCTCCTTGAAAAGCTCGCACAGTTTTTCCGCTATTCGTTTCGTGGCATCGTGCCAGCCTCTATCGTAGTCCTCGCCGGTAAAGGCATCACCTACTTGCTGGTTGATAATTTCTGCAATTTTTTCAAACTGTTTCATTTTCATCCTCTATTTCTATAAGACTGTAACCTATATCCTTTAATACATTTTCCGCAGCCTCGCCGGATGTATCAGCTTCATAAACTATGTCCGGCTCGATTGAACCGCAGACATCATTGTATAACTGAAATTTAGCCATCATCTTCCTTTCAAAACTCTCCCCCTTGCTACAACCACATCCTCACCGCTCAAATCTCCAAGCACATCAGCCAAGCTGTGATAGTTGACATCGTGCAAGTCCTCAATTAGTACAGGACGGCTTAAAGTCTGTGGAATGTTCGTATATTGCAGGTAGTCATCAGCAAGGTTATTCAGCCAGTCCGAATCCTCATTTGGATAGGCACGCACATAAATATCTTTGAAGTCAACGTTATTCAGCCTGCACCATAGCTGACAGAGCAGCAGGATACATCCTTCGGACGTATCACCAATGGAAAAACATTTACCATTATTCCAGCACTCGAACCTGTCATTGATATAGTGCCAGCCGTCCCCCTGAGAATGTTTGTAAATCTTCATTCCCTTTTGTGCTTCTTTGATTTTTGCTTTTGTCCATTTCATAACTATACCACTCAATTCAGCAGCTTGCTAACCACTGTCGGTTTGAAGTACAAGTCCCGCTCAATCGGCAGCGCTCTCAAACCCGTTAAACCCCGCTTGCAGTTTTGCAATTCCGACAGGGTAAAATATCCAAACTCTTTCTCGAAGCCATCAACCAAACCGTAAAACATCCAGTCCCCATCTTCCTGCTGCTCGCCCTCGATTACGAACCAACTCCACGAACCTACAGGGTCGAAGAACTTGATAACTGCTACGGGGTCTTGGACTTCGCTCTGTGAACCTATGGCCGGTAGTTTATTTTGGATTTCTTTTGTCAGCAGCTTCATCATTTTGACCCTCAAAACGGATTGCACATTCTCGCAAATTTTTTACGGCTAAAGTTTGGATTTTCTTTTTCAAAATACTCTGCCAGTCTATTGACTAAATCGTCTTCGGTTAGCTGGTTGTACGCCCTGTATTCAGCGATTGCGTCTGCTATCGCTTCATAGTCTTTTTCAGTCAACATATCTTCTCCCTTGCTTTTTCTTTTTAGTTTTCTGTCTTTTCTGGTCTTGAACGTGAGCCTTGATAGCCAGGTGATAGCAGGCATCGGTTGTCAACAAGTACGACCTGCGGCAGCCTTTGGCACGAAACTTAATCACGTTCGGTGATTCGAGAATAACAACGACTTTTCGCAGCCTTCCAGCCTCACGAACAACACCGGCAGAAACCCTCTTAACTGTCTTTTTTAAGTCTGTCATTCATCCACTCCACAAGCATTTAGGAATTGCTGCCGATTAAAATTTGGTGTTTGCGTGGCGAAGTAGTCAGCCAATTCACAGGCAATCGAGGTGGACAAATCATATCGTCCTGCTGTATAATAATCACCGTCGCAGTCTTCCAGTGCTGGCCGTTCTGCTTTTAGTATTTTTGCTATAGCTTTACAGTCTTGTTCGTTCATCTGATAGCCCTCTGCGATAAAAGGCGGTGGCGGTGTTGAGCAACATACTCAACTTGGTCGTCAACTCGTTTGGGGACACAAGTTTTAACCTTAACATTTGCCACCGCCTTAATCTGTGAACCCATCATCCCTTGCTAATCCTTTCCCGCTGCTCGAACAATTTAGTTAGCTGGCTGTTGTAGTAATCAGCATTTTCGCACTTATGCTCGGCAAGCTCATCGGTCATAGTCCCTGCCAATTCAAAGAGTTTGTCGATTAGCTCCAGCATATTCACAGCCCACTTTAACGATGGGTTCTCCGCTACTATTTGTCTTGCTCTTTCCTCGTCCATTTCCTATTTCCCGATATAGGCATTTACGCCAACGATTACGGGTTTGCCGTCTATCTGAACATCGGTTTTGACACAGCCATGACTGCTTGCAACGACAAGAGTTTTACCGCTCTTTGATGGCGCCGGATTTGTAGCGATGTCGATAACGATGTGCAGCTTATCGCCTTCTTTTTTGACCTGCATTTCATCACCCTTTCGATTTCAACAACCTGACTTATTCTGGCTTCACTGTTACGCCATTGAGTCCTAATATACTTATTTTCTACAAGCGAGTCAAGGCCAAAATGAATCTTTTTCAACATTTTTTGCAGAATTTTTTTGACAAGATTTTCAGGGGGTGTATAATTCCATCTACCAGCCATTCAAAAGCCGATTTCCGCTGGCAGCAGACCTGAAAGACAAGCCATAAACCTGCCGGATTAAGGATTGGAAACAACAAAAACACACAACAACAGGCAGGTAAAGGCAGATAGGGGGATTATAAGGGGGAAAGATACCATTAGGATACCCAGCACCACTCTTTTTTTACCTGTCTGGCAGCGTCCAGAGCCGACAGCAGTTGCCAGCACTTGACTTGCACGACACCAAAGGCCGAAAAGGCCAGCAGTGAGGGTTTACGGGGTTTGGAAGGTATATTGAGCATCTTCGGTCTGTTTGTCCGCACGCCCGCACACCCACGAGGACAGCCAGTAAATGCCTCTAATTGACTGCAAATGCCTGTATTGGCGTCAAGGGCACACACAACGCCAGTTTTGAGAGACAGGCCGGTAAAAAAAGAATGCTTTTTTAGCCAGAAACTGAACCACGCCCCCTGGCCGCATGGCGATTCCGTAAATATCTACCCCAAGAACCGAGACTGCGAAATTACAGGTACTCGACTCTATCTGTCGGCAATTTCCGTGTCCTCACAGAAGAATTTTTGTGCTTTCAGGCAGCATTTTGGCATTACATTTATCCACAAAAAATATGCAGATATTTGTAGATTTTTATACACACCTCATTCAGGGGGTATATAACTTGCAGATATGACCCTGCGGGATGACAACATTCGTGTTCGGATAAGGCAGTTGGACAAATGGGATTACTTTATCGAGCGGCGAAAGGCTCTCGAAGCTCAGGGGCGAAACAAAAAGGATGCCTGGGAGCAGGCCGCCGCGGAAATCCTGGGAAAGACAGAAAATGAAGACACTGATGAAGATGACAATTTTTGTGATGTTGATATCGAGCAGTTTGCTGATAAACCGACTGCCTCTGCGAGACAGATTGTCCAGTGGGTGTTTGAGCACATCAGAGTCAGGAATGTCACGCCTGATATGGCACCGTCACCCGGAGCGTACTCACTGCTGCTCGATGTCAGAAACAATCCTGCCCTGCGAACGGATTTTATCCACAAGGTATGGGCCAAGTTACTGCCGACACGGGCAGAAATCGAATCGAGCCGGAAATTTGAAGATGATGGCCGAAGTCAAATTCAAATCCTTGACAGAATCGAGCGAGCGAAACGCGAGGCCGAGGCAGACTCCGTACTATGACCTTGTGCCGAAAGACTTCATAGCCAATTGTAAGTTTCGCAGGGAGATGATACAGCTTGGCTGTTCGGACGAAAAGGCTGCCGAAGAACTCTGGATTATGTGCCGGCGTGATTTGCTCTTTTACGTCAATACTTTTGTCTTTACCTATGACCCACGGCTGCCGGAGCCGGTAATTCCCTTTATCACGTATGACTATCAAGATGAGGCTCTGGTTGAAACTGAGATTGCAATTGTCAGGGGACAGGATTTGCTGTTTGAAAAGTCCCGTGATATGGGTGCTACGTGGATCGGCGATACGGTTATTGAAAAACGCTGGCATTTCCATACGCTGCAATCTTTTTTGATGCTTTCGCGTGTCGAGGATTTAGTCGATAAGACAGAAGACCCGGACTGTTTGTTCTGGAAGATTGATTTTCTCATTCAGAATTTACCGCCGTTTCTCAAACCTAATGTAAACCGCAACAAATTACATATTTACAACAAAGACAACAGTTCAACGATAGACGGTGTCTCGACTACAGGCAATGCCGGGCGAGGCGGGCGCAGAACAGCAATATTCCTTGACGAGTTCGCCAGTATCGATATGGGACACGAAGTTTTAAGTTCAACGCGGGATGTCACCCGATGCAGGCTTTTCAACTCGACACCGAAAGGGACCGGAAACGCATTTTTTGACATGACACAAACACCGATTAAGAAGCTGCGCTTTCACTGGTCTTTACATCCGGTCAAGAGAATGGGGCTTTATACCTCAGAAAACGGAACGCTCAAAATACTTGATGATGGTTATAAATTTGAGGACGATTACCCGTTTATTCTTGATGGCAAACTGCGAAGTCCGTGGTACGACAACGAGTGCAAGCGAGCAGCTCACCCGATGGAGATCGCACAGGAGCTTGATATTGATTATCTCGGCTCTGACTATCAATTTTTTACTTCGGATGTAATAAAGCGTATCCAGACACAGGATATAAGGCCGCCGCTTAAAGTCGGTGAGCTTGAATTCGAACCGGATTCGCTTCGGCCTTTATATTTCACTGAGCAGGAAGGTGGGAATTTGCACGTGTGGATCAGTATCGATCCGCGAGGCAGGATTTCCGAAACAATTCCCTGTGTTTTAGGTGTGGATATCGCAGCCGGCACGGGTTCAAGTAATTCTGCTATCAGTGTTGTTAATGAGAAAACCGGTGAAAAAATCTTAGAGTATGCTTCGGCTTTTATAAAACCAGAACGGCTGGCAAGGCTGGCTGTAGCTTTGGCCCGGTGGTGCAATAATGGCTTTTTGATATGGGACGGGGCCGGGCATGGCAGGGTTTTCAGTGATACGGTTATTGAGCTTGGTTATCGAAACATTTACTACAGGCGAAACGATAAAAGTATAACAAAGAAAGTCACTGATATTCCCGGTTATTTTTTGACTTCTGATAACAAACTTTCGCTTTTAGGTGCATACCGCAAGGCTCTCGATTGTGGAGCTTTCACGCAGCGCTCTTACGAGGCAAACAGGGAATGTCTGCAATATGTTTTTACAACCAAAAGCACAGTGGAACACGCCGGCAGCAGAAACACCGTGGACCCGACAGGAGCAAAAGACAATCACGGGGATCGTGTTATAGCCGATGCTTTGGCCTGGAGGGCGGTACAGGTTCATTCATATATCGAAAGCGAAATAGATGTAACGAATGATTATTGTTATGCAGCGCGTCGTCAAAGATATTTGGAACGGCAGAGAAACAAAAACTATTGGTAAGAATGATAAATCCCCTTAATCAAAAAGAAGTTAAGCAGCTACAGGATTCGATGGCGTGGAGTCGCAAGAAACTCGCACCATTCCGGCGAAACCGTATGGAGATTTTACGCGAATATGTGGGCTTCCATTATTCCGACAATGGGGCTTATGATAGAGTGCCGATTAACTTAATGGAATTAGCGTTGAATATCTATCAGCAATTACTTGCTGCTCAAGCTCCGCGGGTTTTGATCACAAGTCCTTATAAACCGCTCAAGCCCAAAGCCGCAGATTTTCAACTGGGTATGAACCATCTGTTAGAGGAAATACAATTTGGCAAAACTATTGCAACCATAGTTTTAGACGCCCTGATTGGTATGGGGATAGGTAAAACCGCAATTAACAATTCCGCCACGATTGAGATCGGCGGCTTCCTACACGATGTAGCTCAGCCTTTTACGGATGCTATACACCTTGACGATTGGGTACACGATATGACCGCAAAGGTTTATGAACAGGTCCAATATGCAGGCAACAGGTATACGCTGCTCTACGATGAGGCAATGGAAATGTTCAAGGCCAGCAAGGCCCGCGAACATCTTAGGGCCTCTGAAACACGCGGCTATAACGAAGGTGGAGAGCCAAAGGGTGAGACGCTTTCCCGCGGTGCTGCGACAAGCCGTGAAGAATTCCGCAAAACAGTAGAGGTTTGGGATATATGGCTGCCGAAAGAAGGTTTTGTTTTGACGATGCAGGCCGGTGACGGTTCTTCTGTTGAAGGTGAAGCGCTCAATGTTGTGGAATGGGAAGGCCCGGAAATCGGGCCTTATCAAATACTTTCGTTCAACGATGTGCCGGGCAATATTATGCCCTTACCGCCTGCTGCATTATGGGAAGATTTACACGATCTGGAAAACCGGCTTTACCGCAAGCTCGGCAGGCAGGCCGAGAGGCAGAAAACAATTCTTGGTGTGCGCAGCGGTGGTAATGCCGATGGTCAGCGTGTTATCAAGGCCAATGATGGTGAGGCCATCAATCTTGATGACCCGCGAAATACGCAGGAATACAAGTTTGGCGGTATTGACAACACCACACTTGCTTTTCTGATTCAGTCGAAGGACCTTTACAGTTACCTGGCGGGCAACCTCGATGCTTTAGGCGGTTTAAGCCCGCAGGCTGAAACGCTTGGTCAGGACAGGCTCTTAGCTGCAAGTGCAAGCCAGCGTATTCTAAAAATGCAAAAAACTACGATTGAATTTACAACACAGGTGATTAAAAGTTTGGGGTTTTACTTATGGTACGATCCGTGGATTAGGCTGCCACTGGTCAAACGTGCTCCGGGCGGCATTGAAATACCGATTACGTTTACGCCTGAAGATAGGGAAGGTGATTTTCTCGATTATAATATCAAGATAGAACCTTACTCAATGCAGCATCATTCCCCCGCTTCGAAGCTTCAGGCTATCCGCGAAATTTTCAGTAACTTTATTGCTCCGTTTCTGCCGATGCTTGAGGCTCAGGGTATCACGGTTGATTTTGAAGCCTTGTTTAAGACTATCGGCGACTATGCAAACCTGACGGAACTAAAAGATTTTCTGATTTATACGAATCCGCACGAACCGGAAAAAATGCCGGTGCAGCCCGGTCGGCAGGCTCCCGTGACAAGACGGATAAATGAACGGGTTAACAGACCTGGTGCAACTACGCAGGGCAAAGATGCCGCTCTAATACAAATGTTACTTGGCGGCAGAGTGCAGCCGGCAGAGGCAGCGGCAATACCGCGAGCAGTCGGATAACCGGAAAGGGGTTGTTATGGATAAAATAACGAAAAATGACTTATGGCTGAAAGTGCTGCTTGGTCTGATTATTACACTGGTTGTGGCAGGCTTTTCGTACATAGAAACCCGCAAACTCGATAAGGCAGTTTTTGAATTGCATAGAGAAAATGTCACCAAGCAGTTAGATCGAATCGAAAGAGGTGTAGAAAAACTTATGCAGGGGCCGTAAGAAGTAAAGCCAAAAGAAAAACGGGCACAGCCGGGTCGCTCCCGGCGAGATGCTCATACCATCGAGCCTGTATGAGAGGCTGTTGGGTTAATCCTGACAGCCTCTTTTCTTTTGGTTGGATTGAATTTGTGGAGCTTTGAAATGCCAACTTATTGTTTCAGATGTCCTGAATGCGGACACGCGGAAAGTGAGGTTAGGCCGATGTCGAAAGCCCGCTGCAAAAAACGCTGCGGCAATTGCGGTGCAGTTTCGAACCGTGATATGAGAGCGGAGCATTGTAATTTTAAGAATTGTGCAGGCAATTGGCCTATGGAATCTGATGCTGCCGGTGTCGATGTTTCGCAGGCTGACGAAGCAGCCGCCCACGCTAAGGCTATTGGTGTGCCTACTGAATTTAATCCGCAAACCGGCAATCCGGTTTTTACAAGCCGCAACCACCGCAAAAGGTATTGCGAGGCGGTCGGTTTGTATGACCGCAACGGCGGATACGGTGATCCGCAGAAACAGAGCTGAATTTATGCCGGCGCTATCGAAAAAACAAAGAAGGATGATGGCTATTGCAGAGCATTTCCCAACAAAGCTATACGCCCGTAATCGCGGCGTTTTGTCAATGTCTAAACGGCAGCTAAGCGAGTTTGCAAGCACACCGGAAAAAGGTTTACCGGCAAGCAAGCGACTGGCAGGCCGTCTGAAAAAAAGAAAGAGAACAAAGAAACTAATAGCTTAAAGGAGTTGAAAAATGACTACCGAAAATCAAACCCAAACTGAAACAGAGGACGTTAAAACCGAAGATACTCGAACCGATGACCAAAAGTTAAAGGACCAATACGATTATGATGATTCGGCAGGCAGTGATGATTTGCCTGACGATGAAAAGGGCAAAGGCGATGACAAGGATTCCGCCGATGACCAAAAAGCTGCCGATGGTACTGCCGGCAGTGAAAAAGAGCAGCAAGATTCTGAAACAGAGCAAAAGCCTGTTATCAGTGACGAACTTCTTGAGCGTGCTGAAAAGATGGGCTTTACCAGATATGAGGCTCAATCTTTCAGTAACGCCGAGGACCTGAAAAGGACTTTGGACATTCTCGATGGGGCGGACGCAAGAGCCGGCGGCGAAGATAAAGAAAAGACCGGTGAAGAAGATTTGCAAAAAGGGCCTGGCTTTAAGATTGATCTCAATCCCGATGAGTATGATGCAAAGGTCATCAAGACTTTTGAGGACCTAAACAAATTCCATACGGACAGGTACACGGCTCTTGAAGCGAAACTCAATGATGTTTTAGAGGCCGTAGGTAACGAGCAGGCCGCAGCAGCGGATTTGCGGTTCGAGTCTATGATTGATGGTTTGGGTGAGGACTTCACAGATACGCTTGGCAAAGGCCCCGGCCATAGTCTTAACCGCAAAAGTCCACAGTTTGAAAACCGCGTAAAACTTCACGAAGAAATTGTCCGCATTGCAGCCGGTTATGCAGCTTTGGGCCAGCGGGTGCCTGCGGAAAAGGAACTGTTTGAACAAGCAGTTGGAACGGTTTTTAAGGACAAACAAAAAGACCTTGCGATGGATAAGCTCGGCAAAAAACTCGACAAGCGGAGCAGGCAGAGTCTTGGCCGGGCTGCACCACACAAGGATAAGGAATTATCGCCGGATCAACGGGCCGTCAAATTCGTTAATGATTTCTACAAAAAGAACAACATCGATCTTGGTGAAGGCTCGGACGAGACGTACTTCTAATTCCTTTGATTGAACGAAAGGAAATTTATTATGGAACTAACTGATTCTCAAATAAAAGATTTGATGCTCGGCACGCTCAATGAGCTTGGCCGAGGTCGATTCACGCAGATTGCTCAGGAATTGCAGGAGTATGAAGTTATGAGCAACCTGCTCAAAAAGGAAAAAGTGATATTCGATAGTGGTAAAGGCATACAGCGTACCATTATGACAAAAGTTGGCGGTACTTTCCGTCACGTTGGCCTGCATAGTCAGGATGAGGTCAACATTTCCGATCTGCTTGATAAGATTAACATTACCTGGAAACACGGTACGGCTTATTGGGCCTGGGAACGCCGGGAGATGCTGGAGAACCGCGGCAAGGCCCTGATCGTCAATATCATCAAACCCAGACGCGCTGCTGCCATGATCGATATCGCTCAGGGTATGGAAGAAGCGTTTTTTGCTGCACCTGATCCATCTGACAAGCTTGTTCCCTACGGTATCAAATACTGGATTGTCAAAAATTCAACTCTTGGTTTTAACGGTGGTAATCCTACAGGTTTTGGCAACTGCGCCGGTATTGATTCTGACGAGGTGCCGGCGTGGAAAAACTACACGGGTGAATACACCGACATTTCGAAGCTCGATTTGGTTAAGAAGCTGCGAAAAGCTCATCGCAAAACCAACTGGAAGTCACCTGTAACTATTCAGGATTTTCGTGGTGCAATGGGCCAGAAGCGCCGTCTTTATGTCAACGAAGAAACTCTGTCCGACATAGAAGATTTGGGCGAGGCTCAAAACGAGAATCTTGGTCGTGACATTGCCAGTATGGATGATCAGATTGTGTTTAAGAAACACCCGATTGTTTGGGTCCCCTACCTTGATGACGACAGTACCAACCCGGTTTATATGATCGACCGCTCGACTTTCTATCCTGTAATTCTCAAGGGCGATTATATGCGTGAAACCGAGCCGGAGAAAGCACCGAAGCAGCACAACACTTTCGTTATCTACGTTGACATTACCTACAACTATCTGTGCATCGACCGCCGCCGCAACGCCGTGTTTAGTTTGGCCGCCGCATAGTTTTAATTTCGGCAGGTCAGTAATTGAAAAATGAGAAACTGAAAAAATGTAAAGGAGAATTATTATGAATCCAGCAGTCCACGAAAATCAAGCCAGGGCCTTTAAGAGATGGGTTTATTTCTTAGGCTCTGTAGCTCTCTGTAAGGGACAAGGATTATCTTATGATCGCGGTTACTACACGGATAATTCCGATGAAGCGGTAACAGACCCGTGGGGCAGACGCGATAAAGTGGTCCGCCTGCCTTCAGGTTCATACAACGAGCATTTCGCCGGTGCGACTGTAAAAGCATACAGGGCAAAACCAGGTGGACAATGGGTAGAGATATTCGAGCCGGGCAGTGTCTGTGAAATTGCTGCCAGTGTCAACACAACCGTTAATGCAACACTTCTGACGTGCTCAGCCGGGGCTGGCGATCCGGGACGGTTCGGTTTACAGGGCCTGCCCGGGCGCGGTACTGCATTGGCGCTGCAAACTAAGAGCAATGTTGTACTTCAAAGCGATCTTACCGGGGCCTCTGCCCTCGATGCTACAGGCAAAATCCTTACCGATGGAGCTGCAACTTTCGTTACAAACGGCGTTGCAGCCGGTGACAAGGTTATGATTGTTGCCGGCGAAAACGATGGCAGTAACGAAACTGCCCCCGGCCAATACACTGTTTCAAGTGTTGACAGCGAAACACAGTTGACCTTGACTGAAGCTGCTTCGGACGGTGGAACGATGCAGGTTAGCTACTACATTATTTCCGGCAATCCTCTTGTTTTGGCTTATCTCTATGACGGCGCCGAATCGGGCTTACAGGAAATAATTATGCCTATCGACAACACTGCCGTTGCTGCAATGGTTGGTGGTACTACCTTTGTTGCGGGCGGTGTTACTTTAGGTGCCGGCGCGTCAACACACATCTTAGCAGATGGCGTAAAGGAAGGACTGAAAAAAGTCTTTGCCGGTTTAGGTGCGCTTACCACCAACGGCTATGTGGTAACGGTGACAAGCGGCATACAGGCTGATGGTGCTACTGCATTGGCTTCAGTTACGCTCGACGCTGCCAACGAAATTATCGCCCTTCAGTGGAATGGCTGTGTTGGCGGTGTTAATGCCGGTCTGTGGCGTGAGCTTATTTCGGCAGGTGCAACAAAAGCCTAATGAAACTTTGGGTTTGGTTTGGCAGTCCCGGCCTTCGCGGGCCGGGGCTTCCATACTGACCTGACATTTAATAAGGAGTCTGAATTATGGGAATACACAATACACCGGATAAACTCAAAAGAGCACACTTTCCCCCATCAGGCCGGGACAGTTTTATTCCGGGGATCGGTTTTATGCGGGCCTGGGGTACAACCGTGCCTGCCGATGGTGAAACTGATTATGCTCCATCGTGCATTTTTCACAAGTTGGACGGCTCTACCTTAGACACGGTTTTGTATATCAACGTCGGCGATAAAGATTCGTGCAATTTTGATGCTGCGATAATGGCAAGTTAATGTCGGCTTGTCTTAAAAACCAAACCCTTATTTGGAGATAGTGCAATGAATGAACAAGTAGAAACAATGTATAAGCAAATGCTTGGCGTAACGGAACTGCCCGACAATCTGCGAAAAACCTATAGCAAGATTCTGTTTATGATAAACAGAGTTGACGGGTCTACCAAGTCCAATCCACAGGTATTAGCCCTGATAGCTGCAATTGCAGGTTGCAGTCCGCAAAAAGCTGATACGCAAGTTGAACAGGCTGCCTCTATGCCGCCGCCGACACAAGCTCCTAATGAAGAATTTCAGGCCGGTATGAAAGTCACGGTGTTCCATCAGGGACAACCTCGTCACGGGAAGGTTTTTTCGCCTTCTGACAAGCCGGATATGGTCCGCGTTGCTCTGGTAAATGACAGTGCCAGGTATCAAGAGGTTTACAAAAAAGATGTCAAGTTGCGAGAGTAAATCATGGCCGAATCAACGCTTTCAGTTACCTATGCGGAATTGAAAATAGAAGTGGGCGTATTTTTAGGATTTGAAAGAGACTCACAGGTTTGGAGTAATGACGAAACTGCTGATGTTGAAGCGATTATCAAGAGAGGTCTGCGGCAATTTTACGCTCCACCGCCAATTACCGGCCAAGATGTACCTCATATTTGGAGCTTTCTGAAACCGGTAACTACACTGATTATATGGCCGGATGTGGCTGTTAATGCGGCTGTTACAGTGACCGGCGTTCACGATGCCGGTGTCACAACAATAACAGCCACGTCCGCCAGCTTCTATGCGTCTATGGCTAAGAAGTCTATCGTTATTACAGACACCGGTGCGTTTACCATTACCGAATATGTTTCGTCTACGGTAATTAAAGTCAGCGGTGATGCGACCTGCTCAGACAAGACTTTCTCTATCGCTTCTGAAGGTTCGTTTACCCTGCCAGATAATTTCGGCACTATCGAGGGTGGTTTTACTTTCGATAAGGACGATGACAGGTATACACAGATAAAAGTTACCAGCGAATCGAATATACGCTCGTTTCGACAAAGAGACTATGGACCGGCTGTGCCGAAGTGGGCTGCGATCCGGCCTTTAGCTTCGGATGGCAGCGGTGGTCAGCGATACGAAGTTGTTTTTGAACGTGATCCCGACAGTGTTTACAACCTTTGGTATCAGTATTCGGTTCTGTCTGAAATGGTCAGTGATAGCAATCCTTATCCGCTTGGCGGGGCCTCACACTCTGAAACTATTCTTGAAAGTTGTCTGTCCATTGCAGAGCAGCGAATGGAAGATAACGAGGGGCTTCATTACAAAAAGTTTTTAGAACGCCTTGCCGCAAGTATTCAGTACGACCGCCGCGCAAGTAATGTCGAAGTGCTCGGATACAACGCTGATAATTCAGACGGACAGCGAACCGTAAAAGCTAATCGGATGGGCGGCAATGTAGTCACCTATGAAGGTGTGGAGTATGACTGAGGACTATTATGGCTGCAAAAGTAGAGTTCTTAATTCCATTGTTGGGTAAAAATGAAAATTGGGCCGCGTCGAAGCAGCCTAAATTAACTTCACCTGATCTGGAAAATGTCAGGGTCTACGGCGTGCTCGATAACCGTGCCCGTCTTGGTCAGCGACCGGGTTTAGATAAAAGATACAGTGCTCGACTCGGCGGTGACAGCGGTCAGCCTGTAGTTGCAATATGTCAGGTGACAACAGTGGAGCAATAAATGCCTTATTCTCAAACATTAACACCGAATGAACCGCCGAACGGTTCAACCAATCAGCCGTTGATTCAAAGTATCGGCTGTAGCCAGTCCGGTTACCTGCTGCCGTGGAGTATTTATTTGAATGGTCAATTGAAGGCCTCGTATCCTCAAGGCAATATGTGGAAAAGCAGTTGGAATCCGCCTTCTGTTGATGAAGAACACGCAGAGGGTTCAAGCCATAGCTGGCACTTTCATTATGCCTATTATGCTGATTCCAGACAGTGGGTTGATGATCATTGGGAATTCGGCGGTTTGCTTTGGACAGACACACTGACCTGGAGCTTTACTACCTGTACTATACCACATGCAGCTATTGTAAATCCGGGCAGCGGTGCGACCGGGCAAGGGTTTAGTGTCAACCTGATTTGGGACAAGCCTACTATCGGCCCTGACGAGAACCCCTGTACTTGTGATTGGGTTGATGTCTGGTTTAGCAAGGCTTCTGAGCCGCTGGTTAAAGTTCGCAGTCAATATACCGGCACAGCTACACAAAGAATAAATCTTGAAGAAAACACAACGTACAAATGGCGTGTAGACCCGCATATTGTGGCGTGGGGTAGGGGTACGGGTGAAGAATGGACTTTTACAACCGGCCAAATGCCAAGCAAGGTAAGTAATCCGTCACCGGCAAACGGGGCCGACCCTGTTGTGCCGGATGAACAAAATCCCTTTGACCCCTTGCGATTAAGTTGGTCTCCGGCAGCTCCCAAACCGGCTGATACATACGACGTCTGGTTTGGTGAAAAAGGCAGTATGGTCCTTTTCTCGGCAGGTCAGACGGGCACTTATATCGACATAGATTGGGGAAGTCTTACGGTATCGACCGAATACGAATGGCGTATAGATTCAGTCAATAATGTAGGTACAACTACAGGCGATGTCTGGTCTTTTAAGACCGGCGATGTGCCGAGCAAACCGACAAATCCCAAGCCGGCGGATATGACTACAGAAATAGAGTGCGATAGAAGAAATTTAAGCTGGGATGCTTCGTCACCTATTGCCGCGGATACATACGATGTCTGGTTTGGTCAGCAGGGCAATATGGTTCTGGTTTCATACGCACAAGAGGAAACTGTATGGGATATACCAGGCGATCTTGCTTTTGAGACGGTATACGAATGGGCGGTTGTTGCAAGAAATACTGTAGGTATTACTGCCGGTGACATTTGGGCTTTTGCGACAAAGGCGGAGGAACAAGAGCCGCTGGATATGCAGACGATGATTTCTTTCTTAACTCCGCAGACTTTTAGCTGGCCCGAATATCCAGGTGCCACTGCCTATGATGTCTATTTCGGCAAATATCCAAATCTTGTTTATATCGGCAGACAAGCCACACGCGAATATACCCCGCCTCTGCTTAGCTGCAGCACTAAATATATTTGGCGAATTGATGCAGTAATAAATGATGTGGTTGTTGACACAGGGCAAGTTTTTACCTGCACAACTGTTCCTTGCGGTCGTTATAAAAAAAGGCTTGTAGCGGCTGCGAATGACAAATTTTTCTACGAGGGTGATTAAATGATACTTGCAGCCGCTGCAAACAGATTGTGTGCATTGAATTCTGATTTCACGGTTGACCGTGTTAAGGATATGGGGCCTGTCATTGGCGGTGGTTATATTTATTCGATTGCAGTTGGTACAGGTGGAAACTTTTATATCGCCTCTAACCGCAAAGTTTACAAGTTAGATTCTGGCCTGAATTTGGTTACAAGCTGGGGTACAAATGGTTTCGTCTCTACTGAATTTGTATACAAAAGCAGAGGGCTTGCCGTCGATAGCAATGGTAATTTGTTCGTAGCTCATTATGACGACTATAACCAGAACTATGTTAGTACGACTTATTTTAATGCCGGCGGTGTTAAGCAGTGGAGCGTAAATGTATACGGTTCGCCATACGGAGATATGTATGCCTGCTTCTTCGATGATGCGGGCGATTGTTACGTTGCAGGTAAGTATGGTGCTTATAAGCTGAGCAGAGTTGATGGGACAAGGCTCGTTACGTACCAAACCACTGATACTATTTATGCCTTCCGGCCCGTACCCGGCAGCACTGATGTTATTGTTGGTGACGATTATTTGAGACGCTATGCCAACGATGGCACATTACTTGGAAGCCATCCAATCGATCTTGATAGTCCACAGGCGATTGCTGTCAAGGCTGACGGTACGGTTTTTATTGCAAGTCGTAAGTATTACAGCGGCAGCTACAATTCTGTGTGGCGGCTGGATTGGAGTGGTTCGGCTTTTTCTATCGGGGCGTCATATTACACGGGCGGCTACACATACGCAGTTGACCTTGAAAGTGACGGCAACATTGTTGTCTGCGGCGCTGTAAGCGGTGATAAAAATGTATGGCGGCTTAATCATAACCTCCAGTTGCAGAATTCGGCACTGCCATATAGCGGCTATTCTTACGCTGTACTTGCGGATGTCACGGTTGCTGCACCACTGCCTGCGAAGGCTGCCGATCCGGACCCCCAGAACGGAGAAATAGATACCGCTGAAGATACGGACCTGCAATGGACTAATGGAGCGGGAACGGAAACGGTCGATGTTTACTTTGACAAGAAAAGTGAACACGATCCGCCAACTACAAAAGTGGTTGATAACTTAGACGTTGACACCTACAACCCGCCTGAAGTTTTAGAATACGTTACCGAATACGTTTGGCGTGTTGACTGTAAAAACGCACAGGGAACTACAACCGGCGACCAATGGTCATTCACGACACGTCCCAAGCCTTTTACCCCACCCGTTGACAAAAAATACAAAAAGAGAATAGCCGCCGTTGCGGGCGGTAAGTTTTATTATGAGGATTAACAATGCCTGATATGATTGAACTTCAGGGCCTGACGCTGGACACAGCTATAAAGCTGGTAATGATTGAAGCCTACCAAAAGGTCTTTATCGCCAACGGTTCAATCCTCAAGATTGTAGACTTCATAAATACAAAACTCAGCACCGCTGACATTAAACCGGACGACAAAGTTATACCGAAAAAAGGCACAATTATTACAACCGGAACGGGCGAAGATACGGCCCAAATGATTGTTGACTATGTTACCGCTTCCGATGGGGCTGCTTTAATTTACGGGTATCGAACTACAGAGCATACGTTTGTTAGTGGTGACGTGTGCAAGGGTGAGGTTGAGGAAGCTGATGACGTTACCTTTACGCTTGATGCCGATGAGGTAGCACCGGAGACACCCCATCATTACGACTGGACTGTGTATGCTAACAATACCAGCCTTTACGGTTCTCTGCCAGCGTTGGCCACGCTTATTTGTCTCTATCGTGGAAGGATTGTACTTGCCGGCAATCTTGAACGACCCCACCAATGGTATATGACCCGGCAGGGTAATCCGTGGGATTTTGCCTATATCGCCAATGATGCACAATCGCCGGTTTCAGGTAATGATGCAGATGCGGGCGAAGTCGGGGACATTATAACAGCACTCATACCATACAAAGATGATTATCTGGTTTTCGGCTGTGCAAACAGTATTTGGGTTTTACGCGGTGATCCGGCAGCGGGCGGTTCGTTGGATGAGGTAAGTTTAGTTACCGGTATTTTCGGAGCAAATAGCTGGTGCTGGGACGGGGCAAACAATCTGTATTTCTTCGGTACTAACGGCATATACCGGATTCCACCGGGCTTTGGTCCGCCGCAGAACTTAACGGAAAGAAAGCTGCCAAATTTGGTATCGAATCTGGGACTTGATCCGAATGTTCACCGTGTAACGATGGTCTATGACCGCCGCCGTCACGGTCTGATTATAACCGCTACGAAACTGGCTGACGGTACTAATCAAAACTTCTGGTATGACCTGCGTGTTGTAGATGATCAAGGCATAGGCGGATTTTTCCCTGAGAAATACCCGGACCAGTGCGGGGTATATTCGATGCACTACTACGAGGCCGAAGACCCGGACTACAGAAAAGTAATGATAGGCTGCAAGGATGGTTATATCCGCGTCTTTGATGAGGCTGCAAAAGATGATGACATAGGCCAAACCGACCAGGAGATTGTAAGCCACGTTACATTAGGCCCGAAGATTCTATCTGCACACGATGACCGTTTGGGCAAGCTGACGTCACTGACCGTTATAACGGGCGGCGGTGCTCCCGGCGGCAGCCAGGCCGATACCGATAGTCTTGATTGGCAAATCTTCGTAGCGGACAGTGCAGAAGAAATTATCGAAAAGGTTCGTGCCCCGGCACCTGCTCCACATTCCGCCGGCACTATTATCGAACCCGGCAGAACACGCAGATTTCGTCCACGGGTAAGGGGTGTCTACATGGGACTTCGGTTAAAGAATGACAAGTATCACGAGACCTGGAGCCTTGAAAAGATAATCGGCAACATCGAAACAGCCGGAAAAGTGAGGTAAGAAATGGCTATATCATTAACCAGTTTAATCCAGCAGTTTCAACAGCAGCAGGAACGTGCCCGGCAGGAAAATCTTAAACGTTATGCCGAAGCACAGAAGCTTTATGATGAAGTTATAAAACGGTATCAGCCGGGCGGGGAATTCGGCAAAGGTGCTTTATCTCAATACGAACGCGGCAAGGTTCGGGCATTGGCTTCAGCAGCACAAAATTTAGTCAGTTCGGGCTTGTATGGCACAAGTGTTACAGCCGGACTCGGCAAGAAATACGAAGAAGAAGTCGGCACACCTTTTCGTTTGCAGCTTGAAGATATTCGGATGAGCAGGTTATCCGAAGCTGAAAAAGCTAAAGCCGGGCTTATTGAAAGACGTGAAGATATCGGCCCTGATCCGAATCTTATCGCCCAACTTGCAATGCAGGCCAGTTCGGTACCGAGAACAATCAGCTATACCCAGTCCAGTAAAGGACCGTCGCCGTGGGAAAAAGACTTTATGGGCGGCGGGTGGACGTTGAGCGGCGGTGTAACGTCAAGTGCTCAAAGACAGGCTGAATCCGATGCCGCAATGAGAGCGGCGGGATATATAAAAACAAGTCGAGGCTGGCAGCGGGCACCAACAACGTATTCGACAATGCAGTCAAAAACTTCTTACCCACAGTTCTCAAGCGGTGGAGCGGGCCTGACAAAGTATTACATACCTGGCGGCCCTGAACCCGGCACATATTACGGAGCGGCTTACAAACCGCAGACCACAGCAACGGCAATTCCAACTACATCAAAACCAAAAACTATTTATACCACCACAGCACCGAAAGTCAGCACAACGGTTTCAAAGCCACAGAGTTTTTGGGGAAGTGTCTGGGGCAAGGTAAGCAGTTACGCAAAGAAGATATTCGGCGGGTAAAGTACGGCAGGATTAGGAAAGGAGATCAATTATGCCAATAGACAATGAGAGTTTTATGGATGCTTACCACAGGTATCATAAAAACGTCAGACGACTGGGGGGAAAGGAATTTTTTACCCCGATACAGTTTCTTAAAACCGGTGAGTACAAGCGATGGCAGCGAAAAAAAGGACAAAAGTATAAGTCCTCAAATGTGTTAGTCAGGTACGCCCGCCGGTCAAGCCTGTATAGCAAGTAGGAACAAATTATGGGTGGATTAGGTTACAATTTGATTGATGGTGACTGGAACAGGTTGAGGCAGATAATTCAACAGCTATCAAGCCTAAGACTCACACAGTACATACATTCCAACGGAACAATTCCATTTACAGGTACAGGGGCCGGCTTCAAAGACGAGGACGATATGGCCTCTAATTCTGCTGTGGCGGCAGCAAGCCAACAGTCCATCAGGACTTTTGTAGAAAACAGTATTGCAGGTGCGAAAAAAGAAAGCCACATACCTTTTGTGGCTCTGGCAATCCCACAACCTTTTTGAAAAGGAGTAACAAAAATGGCTGCACAATTAAGCGTATATCTTGACTTCGGCGGCTCTGACGGCAGTCCGGGTACAGAACAGGATATTGATGCCCTGGGGCCGCCTAACCTGCGTTTCAAAACTGCTGATGATGCAACAATTGACGGTAACAATCCTATCCCGATTCCGGCTGCCGGGACCAAGTACAGTTATTGGAAACAAATTTATCTGCATTGTGATGCGGCCCCGGATACGCAAATCGACAATATAAGGTTTTACACCGACGGCGGTGGTTTCGGTACAGGGATTACTCTGAAGGTTGGTGAGCAATTCCCGACCAAAAACAGTGGTTCGGATGCAGGTTACGAGGTTGCAACCGGAACACCAGGCGATTCCGGCGATGAGATGGTTGCAGCACACGCTGGTCTGACCAGCTCGGTCGATGCGTTTAGCAAAACTCAAGGCAGTCCGTTGAGCGGGCCGTCGATTTCCGAAGCGGGTAATATCATAGATGCGGTTGGTGAAACTACTGACTATCTCGTTCTGCAAATGGAAGTTGACGACACAGCTTCACCGGGCGATCTGGCAGACGAAACTTTAACTTTTCAGTACGATGAAATCTAA